TCCTCTTCTAATTCCATGCGTCTTGCATTTAATTTAGAATACAATGCTTCGGCTTTCTCTTTATGAAAAGTAAAACCATGTTTCTCTTGAGTGTAGATAAGTGTAGCTACCTCATGTTCTAAGTCCATTGCTTGCTCAGAGTAACCTCTGTTATGTATCATAGTAAATAAACTGTGAGTGACTTCTACATCTTGAACACAATAGTCTAGCATAGCAGGACTAAATGTTTTCCAGTCTGTATCAAATGCTTCCTTGTAATTGCCCACCCTATAACCCCACGCTTTCAAGCTGTGTCGACCAATACAATTCGCAGGGAAGTCATTTCGTTTAAAGTCACTGTCCCTAATATCTGGGAACAACAAACGAGTTGCTACGATTGTATCGAAAATTTTAGCTTTAGTTTTAAAGCCAAAAAATTTCTCTAGTACAGGTATATCAAACTTAATTATGTTATGACCTGCAATTAAATCTGCGTTCTCTAAAAGTCTAACCGCTTCTTCATTCGTGGGTTTTAATATTTCATTCGTGTCAATATTTTTTAAGACAATACAATGAACTGTTGAGCAGTCCTCAAGAAATCCATCTGTCTCTATGTCAAAACAATATCTCATAATTTTATCTTCTTAACTTTAATTACATTGCTAGAAGGCATGGTAGTTATGTTACCTACATCTCCTAATGTTCCATCATCATTGAAGTTCACATCTGAAACAACTATGTGCACATCATTATCTTTTTTAATTAACCAACCAGTTGAGATACAAATTGTAACTTTACTATTGAGGGCGTCCTTCAAAGACAGCCAAGAAGAATTGCTATTTATGTCAGACCATGTGACCTGCACATAATCTGCATTTAATACTTTCTTAGTTACTGTTGGTAATGTCAATATGTTCTCCTAATGTAATGTGTGTTTTTGTATGTCTAAACGGAAGGCGGCTTCTACGCCGTCAGCCATCAACGCCATGATTGCTTCTTCAACAACCATAAAAGATTTATCTTTAGCTACATGAATAGTAATTATTTTGTCTCGTTGTACCTTTGCTTCGGCTAATGCTTCCATTACTATGTGTGTCCACTGCCTAGCATTTCTCCTAAAAGTCATCTAAGACATCAGCTTTCACTTCAGTAAGACAACCTGTTTCTAAATTATAAAACAAATCACAACAGTTTCCTGTCTCACCACTAAATCTATTCTTAAGTATTTGTACTTTAGTAGTATTTTTTTCTGACTTTAAATCTCTGACCATAGAAATAACCATGTCAGATAGTTGAGCTATACTTGCTGACCCTCTAAGACTACTTAATGTAACTTGCTTTCCATCTTCAAAACCTTTGTCACCTTCAGTAGACCTACGCAAATGACTAACTAATATTAATCCAATGCCTGTCTCTTCAACTAAAGTTCTTAACTTACTAACTGTGTAGTCAATAAGTTTTCTCTCATCATTTGTTGTCTCATCACCAACGGCTGATAGTGCCATGTGTAAATGGTCAAGTACAACAAAGTCTACGTTACATGACTTAGCTAAGTATCTTATTTTAGATATTAGATTGTCACTAGCTGTAGAGCCAAAGTGATTGTATAAATAAAAGCTCCCATTACCAACAGTAGCGTCAAATGTTTTGTGAAGTTCGGTTTCATCTACGCCCTCTCTTGTTAAGTGTAATGGTTTCTTTAATGATACACCCATTATACCAAGAGCCGTTCTCTTAACGCTTTCTTCTAATGCAATGTATCCAACTTTAAAATCTTTCTGCAATAAATGCAGAGCAATGTGTCGACAGAAACTACTCTTACCTACACCTGAACCTGCTGTTATTGTAACAAGCTCACCTTTACGAAGACCATGTGTCTTTGTATTCATACATTCAAATGGATAATCTACACTGACATACTCATCTTCTGTTTTAACTTCATTCCATAAGTCTGAACCTAATACTATTCCATCTGGTCTGTATGCTTTGCTTGACCAAATACAATCTACTAATTCTTTTACTTTACCTGCAACCAACATATCGTTAGCGTCTTTCATAGGTAACGTACAAATCTTTGCTTTATTAGGTGTAAGTAATTTTGCACATGCTAGTGCACCTGCTTTACCTTGTTCGTCTTGGTCAAACATAAAGACAACAGATTCAAAACCTTCAACCCATTCAAGTTCTCTTTGTATATCTTTCTTTGCACCTTGAGCTCCTGATTTAATACTAACAACAGGAAATTTATTCTGATTAATTTTGCTAATTGATAAGGCGTCAATTTCTCCTTCGCAGACTATCAACATTTTTCCTGTGTCTCTCCACAAATGCTGACCAAATAAACCAGACTCTTTTGCTTCACCTAACCATTGAAAAGTTTTATCTTGGTGTCGTAATTTTTGTGCAACTAATTGTCTGTCTTTATTATAATAGTTTGCAATCTGAACTGGCTTTCCATTGTATGTACCAGTTTGATAATTAAATTTTTGGAGAGTTGTTATATCTAAACCTCGTTTAGTAAGAGGTGTAACTTGACCTGTAACAAAGTCTTTGTTTATTGTTTTAGTTTCTGGTGTTGTCAAATCCTGTCCTCTCTTGGTTATGCCACATGAAAAACAATGCGTGTGTCCATCATCATAAACGCTGTTAGCGTCACTAGAACCGCAGTCTTCACATGGGCTGTGATATAAAAAGTTACTTTCCATTTTCTCTCTAAATTTTTTTGATTAAATATTTGGGAATAAAAAAACCCCACCAGTATTGCTACTGGCAGGGTCAAACAAAACTATCTCAGCAACTCCTTTATGTTGAAGTGCGGAGACAGGACATCAGCTACATCTCTGTAGCCCATGATAACAGCTTTCTTATACTCTAATTTTAATTCAGATACAAGCTCACTCAAAGCGTTGTACTGTTTTAAGGTAAAGTTACAATCAGGCTTATCATCAATTCCTTTGCCGCCTACTAAGCAAATTCCTATTGAGTTTGCGTTAGTTACTTTCTCACTATTCTCAATGTGAGCTCCTGCAATTTTAATATCTCTGCCATCTTCAACATTACCATCTCTAGTAATAACTTTATGAAAGCGACATGATAGCCAACCTTCTTTTCTGTCTTGGTCAGCTACATCTTTTGCAGATAAATCTTTTTCAGGTAGAGTATCGGTAGAGTGTATTATTATATACTTAGTTTCTTCTCTCTCGTTACTCATTTAACCATTCCTTCGGTATGTGTTTATCAGCCCATTGAAATCCATACTTCTCACACCACATGGCGTAAGTAGTCTTAGACTTTTTACTTATTCGAGCTTTTGCATTTGAAAATATAAATCTAATATCTTTATCTGAATGTTGCTCTTTAATGAGCTTCATCTTTTGTCTGTCTGCTGTCATAAACAGACCTTTTGTTTCAATAAAAATCTTTTGCTTAGGTAAGTAGAAGTCTGGTGTATAAGTATGTATTTTTTGAGGCTTAGTATATTTCAACTTAGTCTCTTCAAATTCATACGTCACACGCAGACCTCTTAACTCATCAGCTATTTGCTCCTCAAGTCCTGACCTGAAACCATACTTGTGTCCAACTTGATTAGAAGTCAGACGCTTGTGTTTCAGTCTCTTCTTGAACATCATTTTCTTTGCTTTCTACAAATTCGTATCCGTCTTTAATATCATCAAAGCCGTATCCTTTTGCGTTACCACTACCACCTTCAACTAACTTAGTTATCTGACAAGCTCGTAGTCTCATTGAAACTCCTGCACCTGCGATTGCAGTGTAATATTTGATAAGTTCAGCAGAGCATTTCATCTCACTTCCTGACCAGACATTTACATCTGTCATTGGTTTGCCTTTAGTATCAAACAAAGCAACTCGATTAGGAATAACTTTCCCATCTTTAGAAATGATTTGTGCTTTAGTTTTAAATTTGAAGATAGTGTTTCCAGTCTCTTGACCTTCATCATCTACTTCAGCTTCGTAAGGAGCATTACCTTCCTTAACTTTCTTACCTTTAGCCTTCTCTTTAGCAAGAGTAAGACTAGCCGCCATCTCATCATCAATTTGTTTAATGAGTGGCTTTGCGTCTTCAGTTTTAATAATTAAATTAGTCTTGTAATGACCATCATTATCAAACCTAGTATCAGGTTGTGTTAGCCATGCGTACTGGCTCACTCCAACTGGTGATACAATCTTTACATTATTGTTCTTCATTGTCTTCGTCCTCTATTGGTTCTTCGATTATCCACCCCTTCATCATAAAACTTACTGCCGTATCTAATGGCATGGTTCTGAATTGTTGGTAGTATCCATTGTCTTTATCCATGTTATCAACCTTTCTTGTCTATTAAGGGTACTTTACTACCCTGTTATGTTTCTTAAGCATTTGCGGATTGATTAAGCAAAGAAAAAGTCACATTCCCTGAGTAATGTTATATCTAAATCACCCTTCTCAGGTACTTCAGGTAATTTAGCTCTTAAGTTTTCAGGTATCTGGTGAAAGACATCTTCTTTAAATTCTTTCAACACATCATGTTCAGTAAATATTTGTATGAACGCTTCCTTTAAACTTGCAGTCAATGTTTCTACATCTCCTGCTGTAGTAGCAAATGAATCATGGACATTACAAAAATTTCTAATGCCATTTGCATAAGCTATATTTGTAGTCTTCATCATTGCGGCGGAGTCAGTGCTATGAACCAGATTAGGTGCAATAGCATTACTCATTCTCAACTTGTCGGTCTTATCAGTCTCAGTGTTTATTCTAGGCTTGATAACCTCTCCCATCAACATTGCCTTTACTCGTTTACTTTTCATTTCAGGATACGATTGATACACTGGAAATCCAACTGGTGTTATCCAATGAATAGGTAGCTGTTCTTTTGCTAACAATCTTGAAATCGTTTGAAGATAATCCATTCCTATTCGAGCACTTTTTAAATTGTCTCCAATACTGTCCCAGATAATTCCTGCTAAGAAACTTGCAGGTTTAAAAACATCTGTAAAGAATGGGTGCTTCTCTCCTTTATCCTGTCGTTTAGTTAAGTCTTCAACAACAAAGTCTGTGCATGAGTATCTTGTTGACCCATAACAGATTGTCATAATACTTCTTTTTGTTGTACTCCGCTTAACTCCATAGTCTAACCACATCTGAGCATAGACTGTTCCTTTTTGTGCTTCCTCTTTTAAACGCTCAGTTACACTATCAGCAACTAACTGATAAATGTCTTGCGGTGTTTTACTTGGCACTACATTAACTAACTTTCCTGCTTCTTTATCTTTAAGCATTAAAGAATATAATTGTAGTCCATTACATGAGCCATCAATCGCAACTGGTATTGTTGAGACAAACCCATAGCCTTGTTCTTTAAACTGTCTCCACTCTTCACAAAATGCTAGAGCTTGAAACGGAGACGAAGCGTCTTCCCACTGTCTATTAGTAAATGGGTCTTCAGCACATTTAATAAACATGTCTTCATTTTCTTTTACCCACTCAACTCTACCTTCAAGTGTTTGTTTATCTTTACCCCACATGTTAGCTCCATGTACGGCTAACCAGAAATCACCTTTGTTTTCTTTTGTGATAGCTTTACCATAACTAAAGTTTAACAAAGCCTTAGCTCCACTTATACTCTGATAGTTAAGAAAAGCAGGGACAGCATAACAACGCCCTCTGAAATCTAATTGTAATGGAAAGTAAATTGTTTTGTATTGCTTAAACTTTTGAGCTAACCAAATAATTTTAGCATACAATAACCGCTTACTAAACATTCTAGCATTTTCAGTATGAGCTACGACTGCTTGTTTCTTCCACGCTTTCCTACTATCAGCATTAGTGTCAATGTCGTGTGGCTTGTTAGGTATTTCCAGATTAGTTATCGGCGGCATACCACCTATGGCTATTCCTTTGTCCCAAGCCTCTTGCATAACTCCCAGTATAAAGTTGTTTACCTTAAACGCTGTGTTCTGCATTGCATTTACTGCACTGTAAACTTCAGGCATTTTAAAGTTCTCAAGCTCTTTTTTAAACTTCTTGTTTCTTTGTTTAACAAGGTCAAGCTCTGGTAGCTCTGAAGTCCAATAACCGCCACCACTTACAGACGTCCATTGTTTCGGCGGCATAACTGTTGGCAGGTACTCTGGGTTTAACAGTTCGTTAAACTCATTCCTATTTTTAATCCACTCTCTAGTTTTCTGAGTCTGTTTAATAATCTTAGTTCTTTTACGATTGATAGTCTCAGTGCCAATTTCAATTAGCCCTGTCTTCTCAACCATAAGCTCAACTAGACGAATACCAACATGTAGTTTTTGAGGTGTAGTCCACTCAGTCCAAGCCACCTCTCCTCTTTTGGCTGTCTCCCTTAGCTTCCTTCTTTTGTAAGCATAGTTCCATGACCTCTTATCAAGGTCTAACTTTACTACTTGGTAAAGCTCAGGATTTAAAAACTGAAAATTCTTAAGCTGTTCTTCTGTTTCGATTTTACCACCTAAGCTAATACAAGTAGCGGTAAGTGGTTTGTATTGTGTGATTGTATTAATGATATGTTTGGCTGTGATGAGGGCGGATATTTCAGGGTCTACTCCTGCAAGGTGCATGAAAGCTACTGGTGGTTGCCCTATTGTATTCTTAGCACATGTCTCAAGGTACTCTTTTATACCTATTGCTAAAGGTCTTATGGTATTTGCTACCATTACTTTTCCGTAGCTCGTAACTGACTCTTCCTCACGCTCAATGTGAGACTGTCTTCTTTTATTAGTTCTTTGTTTTCCAAGCTCAAGCATTTGCTTTTCATGTTCAACTTGGTCTTTATAAGTAGGCATTACTTCTAATAGTTTTGTCATGTATTAACACTCCTTTAGTGTAAGTTTGTGGTTAATCTACTATGGGAACTTTAGTAGGAGCGGATAGTTGCTATATACTGTTAAACTAGGAAAAAATAATGTGCCTAATCACTAGAGGATAGGTGCAAAAGGATTTTCAGTCCTCTGCTCTACCGACTGAGCTACCTAGGCACATAATATTTTATCGCTGAATACAGCCATTTATCCGTTCCTACAAGTTTTATTTTATGCAAAGGATAAAACCATTTTTGTAAGGCTATCCATTAACGGATAGTTTATCATTATGGTTATCCAAGACATCTATCGCTCCTCGTAAGTTACTAGGTATTAAATGAGCATAACGCTTAATCATTACCCAACTTCTATGTCCTAACATTTG